GGAGGCGAGAAAGCAATGAACCCAAGCCACAAACAGAAGCAGAGTAAGGACGACGCCCCACAGTGGTGGATCGACGCACACAACGAAGCGCTGCTAAACGGCGTGAGCGTAGTCCTGATCTCGAGCGACAAAGACCCAGAGCACATCCCAATGGATGGCTACCCAAAGCTCATTGAAGCTCTCCAATGGGCAACAAAGAACCACCGCTTAGAAGGTTGGCAAGCTTGACCCTTCACAAATATCCCAGTCACGCTGTACACTCCGCTTGCGCTGAAAAGACTGCGCGACGGAGGACTGGGATATGTCATCACATACGTTAGTAACCACTAACAATCAAAATAAACAAACTGAGAATATTCGGAGGGGGTTATGAGTAACCTCCCGAAGAAAGGCCCCGGTAGGCCGTCAGGAAGCCCCAACAAGGCGACATCGGACGCTAGGCAGGCCATAGCACAGTTCGTTGACGGAAACGCTCACAGGCTCACTGAGTGGCTCGACAAGGTCGCAGAGGGCGTCAAGACTATTGACCCTGAGACTGGGGAAGAGAAGTACGTCGTGCAGCCGAACCCGGCTAAGGCGTTCGACATGTTCCAGAGCGTGGTGGAGTACCACATCCCGAAGCTTGCGAGGACAGAGTTGGCCGGCGACAAGGACAACCCGCTCGAGGTCGACGTGCATGTGAATGTCTTCGGTGAGCTACTGCGCAACCTGAAGCTCCAGCGTCAACTTGGCGAATGAGTGCAGTAGACGACTTACTGGACAGCGGGCTCGAGGCCGAGTTCGCACGCCTACCACCAGAACAGCAGGCCGTCATCAACTGGCAGCTAAACTGGCTACAGAAGGCATACAAGCACCAGATCGAGCCGCCGGGTGACTGGTGGTCGATTTTCTTAATGCTTGCTGGCCGAGGCGCAGGCAAGACTCGGGCGTCTGCGGAAAACTTGGGTGCATGGGCGTGGCAGTATCCAAACACACGCTGGCTCTGTAGCGGCCCGACGAGCGGTGATGTTCGTGGGACCATGTTTGAAGGCGACAGCGGCTTGCTCAATGTCATTCCGCAAATATTAATCGCCGACTACAACAAGAGCCTGCACGAAATCAAGCTGATCAATGGCTCGTTCATTAAGGGCATCCCGGCATCGGAGCCCGAGCGCTTCCGCGGTGGCCAGTGGCACGGCGCGTGGCTTGATGAGTTGGCCGCGTGGGATTACCTGCAAGAGTCGTGGGATATGATTCAGTTCGCGGTGCGTCTGAAGCTGCCAGAGGACAAGTATCCGGACTTCCGCACCAAGATCATCGTCTCGACCACCCCGAAGCCCAAGCCCCTGATCATCGAGTTGATCGGGCGCGAGAACGACGACGTAGTGATCACGAAGGCGTCGACCTATGTCAATGTCGGCAATCTGGCCGCGTCGTTCCAGAAGCAAATCCTTCAGTACGAGGGGAGCGATCTCGGTCGCCAAGAGATACACGCTGAGATCATCGACCCGGAAGAGGGTGGCATCGTTAAGCGCGACTGGTTCCGTCTCTGGCCGAATCACAAAAGCTTCCCGAAGCTGGAATTCATCCTCCAGAGCTACGACTGCGCGACGAGCGACAAGACCTACAACGACCCGAGTGGCTGCATCACGCTTGGCGTGTTTAAGCCGCTTGATGGCGGCATGTCGGTGATGGTCTTGGACTGCTGGAACGAGCACCTGCAGTACCCCGACCTGCGCCCCAAGGTGATCAACGAGTACGAGACGGTGTACGGCGAGGGCAAGGCCCGCAAGTTGGTCGACATGGTACTGGTGGAAGACAAGAGCGCCGGCATCAGCCTGATTCAGGACTTGCAGCGGGCGCACATCCCGGTGCACGCGTACAACCCCGGGAAGGCCGACAAGACCCAGCGCCTATCGATCGTGGCCAACATCATTAAGGCCGGGCGCGTGTGGGTGCCTGAGAGCGGCAAGCGTGCCGGGTTTGTCCGGGACTGGGCCGAGGGCATGGTCAGCCAGATATGCTCGTTCCCGAACACGACGCACGACGAGTACGTCGACTGCATCAGTCAGGGCTTGCGGTATCTGCGCGACGCCGGGTGGATTAGCATCGATGCGCCGCCGCGGGAAGACTTAGATCAGGAAGACATCACCGACGCAGAGATATACAACCAGCGCAGCCGCGAGAACCCGTACTCAGCATGAGGATTGAGATGGATGATAAGGAAGAAGATTACAAGCGAGTCGTCCATCACGACGGAGTCAGAACCACGATGTGCCGGAATCGATTCGAAGTCGTCGCCGTGCCCGGTGGCGAAATCTGGGAGCAGCAGACCGTGCAGATGCTCAGAGACTGGGTACGATGGCGTAAAGCCCAAGAAGACGTGTGATCAGTTGGGAGTATGTCAGGGCGACGGTCGGTGCCCAGACTGCCCGGTAGACCGACCCATTGACCTCGGAGCATAATGCGGCGATGAAAGATAAATCCTTAGACGAGATGCGTCACGAGCTAATGACGGCGAAGAGTCGTCAGAAGAACCTCGACCGGTTTATTGAGGACAGTGCTGTTAAGCAGCGGATGTATCACGGCACTTCTGTTGACATTGCCCAGTTCCGCCCCGGTCAGGCCGGCGCCATCTTTGTGTCAAGCAAGCCGGACTTTACGGAAGAGTTCGCAAAGCTTTCTGAAAACAGGGAGATTCAGAACTTAGCAAACGATCTTGATGAAAATCCGCAGGCGAAGCGTGATTTGCTTGTGCCGCTCATTGATCAAGCAATTGCTGATGGCAGGTTGGGTACGCCAGAAAACACGAACGGGTTAGTTAAGACAACTCGAGATCAGCACATTGCATACGCTTTAGACAAGCCGCTCGGCATTCAATTGACTGTGTATGGCTACGGTAATGAGTTGTCTGACAGTCTACGAGCACGGCTGTCAACGGGTATGAACATTATGCCGGTACATGTGCAGGCTCGAAATCCGTTTGACTATGAAAACCCGAAACATGTAAACGCGGTAAGAGCGCACGTCGAAAAAATGGCGGACGAGGGCATCTCAAAAAAGTACCTGTCGAGCGGTAGATGGGATGCAATTGAAGATGAAACGGTGCAGGAAGCTATCAGAGATTTGGGCTTTGATTCCTTTTATGTAAAAGAGGGCGACACAAAGAACCTTGGCGTGTACGACTCCCGTCAAATCAAATCCGCCACCGGGAACCGCGGTACTTACGACCCGAACGATCCCGACATCACCAAGGCCAAGGGCGGTCGAGTTAACGACGCGGCCATGGGTATCAACGTAGCCACCGACCGCAAGGCGGGTGTGCGATACGCTGATCTGATCGTCGATGGGCACAAGACCCTCGAGTCGCGCAACAGCGACACATTGCGTCCCTATGTGGGCAAGCGCGTGGCGATCGTGAGGACGGGCGAGGGTCCGGCCAAGGCCATCGGTGAAGTGACCATCGGTGAGCCCATGGTGGTCGGCAAGAAGGAATTCAGATCGCTCGAAGACAAGCACCATGTGCCAGAGGGATCGGCCTTCGATATCACGACGCCGACCAAGCATCTGTACCCAATGCACAACCCTGTGCGCTATGAGACGGAGCGCGACGTTGGCCATGGCATCGTGTCGCGTAAGGTGGTGCACGCCGCCAAGGGCGGTCGAGTGAAGGAGCCCAAGAAGACCGTCAAGGCGTACAAACTCTTCCGCGTTCACAAAGATCACCCCGGCAAACTGTTTCCCCTGTTCGTTGATGCGAACACGCCGGTAGAGATGGGCAAGTGGGTCGACGCCAAAGAAGGCGAAATGAAGGATGGCAAGGTCAAGTCGAAGATCGGGTCGCTTGCTTACCGTCCCGGCTGGCATGCTGGTGACCTACCGATCGCGACGCACATTGGTGAGAAGTCGGACTCGAGCTTGACGGCACCCGACCGCCGGCCTGCGAACCATGCATGGGCGGAGGTCGAGATGCCCGATGACGTGGACTGGCAGACAGAGGCGAACAAGCGCGGCACGAACGCGCAGGGCAAGCTGGTGCCTGTTAAGGCGCACATCACTGACCAGATACCGCACGGCGGGCACTACCGGTACAAGACAAACCCGAACATGACGGGCAACTGGCTGATCGGCGGGTCGATGAAGGTGAACCGCGTGCTGACTGACAAAGAGGTCGAGCGCATCAACAGCGCCGCGGGCCTGTCTGATCTGCCGCGAGAGCAGCCGTTCAAGAAGAAGGAATTCGGATTCGCAGGCGGTGGCACTGTCGGCCCCGATGAGTGGATGGCCGAAGAGCATGTGAACTATCCTCAGCGCAAAGCGACTGGTGGCACGCCATCGTTGGCCGAGATGAAGCTGGCACTGGCGACTGGTGGCCAGCCTGATGTCAACAAGGTGGGATTCTTCAACCCGGTCGAGAAGGCTGCGCTCAGTCTGAACCGCAAGCGTGGCGCAGGTAACGCGTTTATCTCTGACCTGAAGAAGACCCCGGGCGTGAATGATCAGCGGCTGGCGGAGCTTGGGTTGGATGATCTGGCGACTCAACCGAACGTGAACCAAGAGGACATCGTCCAGCGCGTGCAGCAGAACCGCATACCGTTAAAGGAGACTGTACTTTATCCGTATGAAGAGGATTCCGAGTACAGCAACACGAGGAGTGGGCTCGAGCAGAGCGTGAGCTACTACACATACGGTATCCAGCAGATGCGCGACAACATCGAGCGCTTGATTCAGACTGCGCCGAATAGCCCGATGATGCACGAGTATAAGAATAAGCTGGCGGTGATGGAGAAGAGTCTTGCTAATGCGAAAGAAAGGTTGGCGCTGAGTCAGCCCGCAACATACGGCCCCGATATACATCCTGAATTGAATGCAGAAGGCGGTCAGAATTACCGCGAGTTGCTGATGACGCTGCCAGCGCAGGTCGATACAACCGGGTTCAATGTGACGGGTGGAGGCAACCGGTGGTATCTCAGGGACAAGAACAATCAAGTCATTGAGGCTTTTCCTTCAGAGGAAGAGGCAAAGTCAAAGCTCGAATCGCGTGCTCAGGATCGTCAGAAAAACATTTACAAATCTTCCCATTGGAATCACCCCAACGTCCTGCTGCATTTGCGCATGGCGGATCACAACGACAGGGAAGGCAAGCGTGGTTTGCTCATCGATGAGTTGCAGTCGGACTGGCATCAGCAGGGCACGAAGATCGGATATGGCGACAAGCCGAAGTATTCCGATGAGGGCATGCGCGAGTACTTCAACATGGATCGCGAAGAATTTGAAAACATGCCTTACGAAGACTTCCAACTTCTTCGTCGGGAATATTGGAGCCAATTAAAACAGGGCGTGCCCGATGCGCCGTTTAAAGACAACTGGCATCAACTTGGGTTGAAGCGTGCGATCAAAGAGGCCGCGGACACCGGCATGAAGCGCCTGTACTTAGCGACGGGCGAGACGCAGACTCAGCGGTACAGTGAAGACCAGCGCAAGGGCATGGAACACTGGTACGACAACGTGTACAAGAACTTCCTCGACAAGTATGCCAAGCAGCACGGTGGCAAGATCGGCCAGACGCAACTAGCGAACGGCGATCTCGTGCACTACATCGACATCGTGCCGAGCATGGTAGAGGCGGTTAAGAAAGGCCAGTCTTATGAGTACGGCGGTGTCGTGCATAAGGCATCTGGCGGGAATGTAAATCAAGGAGAAGCTATGCCAACACTGGCTGAGATGAGAATGGCGCTGATGCAGCAGAATCCGATCACGCTAAAGAACGTCGGCGTCAATGAGGCGACCGAAATGGATCGGAAGGTCTACATGCCGCCGAATCTATCGGCTGGTGTGATGCACGCTGGTGGTGTGGACATGAGCCACGAGGTGCCCGGTCAGCAGATGATGCCAGCGTTACCCGGGACAGCGCCGGGTCAGCCGGGTGTGCCGGGTCAACCACCGCAGGGTGGGCCAGAGGGTCAGATGCCGGGAGCGCAGCCGAGCCCGATGCCGACTGGCTTTGGTAACCCACCGGGGCCGAACGCGTTCCCACCGTCGGGTCCGCTGCCGCAGCCGCCTAGCAACATCTTGAGCATGCTGCCGCAGGGCCGGGCGTTGAATGCCATGCAGCCTACGAAGATGCCTGCGATGGCTAAAGGTGGATCGACCACGGACAAAGCCAAGCAGATGCTTGCGAGTGAGAAGAAGGCGACCCGCGTCAAGATTGATGCCGAGGGTCCCGGCGGTGTGAAGGGCATCGTGGTGCCAAGGCATATGCTCGAGGGCAACCCGAATTCGGGTGTCGAGGGTATGAACGAGGTGAACAAAGCTCGAGCGCAAGTGTATGGCTCTGAGAACCGCCCACCGTTAACGCTGAATCAGATCGGCAAGATTCACAAAGAGACACTCGCTGATCACTTCAAAAAGCCCGTTGAAGAGCAGGTCAAGGCGGAGCAAGAGGCGCTTGCGCGTCTGCGTGCAGCCAAGCACATCGGCAAGACCGCGAACACGTTAGACGAGAGCGAGAAGCTCGACACGGTGCGCCACGAGCACGACGATGAAGGTCGGACGCACGTCGGCTACGCATCTAAGGGCGTTGCAGGCCATGCGTTGTATACGAGCGGCCACGGCCAGAATGAGAAGCGCCATGTGTTGAACACCTGCCCGGGCCAGACCACGGGCTGCGGTGGTGGTGTTGATGAGAGCGGTGTTGTGGATACTAAGAAGGGCACCTGCTTCGCACCGAATGCGGAGTCGCAGTATCCCGCGGCAGCAGTTCGTCGCACTGCGCACGAGCAGGCCAAGCACGACCCTGCGATGACGCGTGACTGGATACTGGCTCACACTGGCTCAATGCGTGAGGCTGCGAACAAGGCAGACAAAAAGAATCAGCGCACGCTATTCCGTCCAAACGTCGTTGACGAGACCGACGTATCGTCGCGCCACGTCATTCGTCATTTGAACGAGCAGCGCAAACAAGACGACAAGCCCGGCATCATTGCGAACTCGTATGGCAAGACCAACGAGTTGCACGACCCTGAGAACGGCTACCACGTCACGCACTCGAACGTTGGGCCGAAGGTGAAGCATGGCCGTGAGGTGAGTGAGAACATCGGACGCGACAAGCAGCGTGTGCGTAATACGATCACGGCCACGAGCGCTAGCGGTGACGACTTCAGGAACGAGCAGGGCAACAAGACGCCACCGAAGGGCTCGTACATGGTCACAGACGTGAAGCGTGGATCGCCGTTAGCTCAGAGCATGCAGAAGCACATCACGCATGCGAAGTATTGGTCGACTGGGCGTGAGCAGCACGAGTTGACGGCGGATGAGAAGGACGAGGGCGAAGAGGGGCACTACGGGGCGGATGGCAAGCCTACGAGCCCGGACAAAGCTCACTATGGCCACACGACTGTTAACGGTCGCCGCTACGACTACCAGAAACAGCACATCCTGCATCCTCGCCTCGTTCAGGTGGGTAACAACAAGGATGGCACGCCGCACATGATCCCGACGGACTCGCGGTTTAAGGACACGGAGTTCCTGCCCAAGAAGCGTTTCAAGACAAAGAACGGCAAGGAAGCAGGCCACATCCTGATGACGACCCCGACCGAGTCAACAAGTAACCTCGGGCATGAGACTTCGTTCACGCACAACGTGAGTGACGCGCACATTGAGCACGCGCAGCAGAACAAAGGCGAGTACGAGATCGATCGTCCAGAAGATCAAGAGAAAGCCCGCGGTCGCGAATACGCAGCACCGCAGCCACTGAAGTTCTTGGCCAGCGGTGGTGCTGTGACTCGTCACCATGGGTTCGAGGAAGACGATTACCATGCGTTCCCTGAGCAGAACCTAGCAGCGCAGCGTCACTTGGCGAAGCGCTTGGGTGAGGATGAGGACCGCAAGGAAAGCAAACCCGCGGGCAAGAAGGCCGTGGTGATGCACAAAGACATCGACACGATGCGTCATGAAATGATGACCAAAAGGGCTAAATGATGGATGAGATGAACCAAGACGAATACCCGATCGAAGAACAGGACGACGGCTCTGCTGTCGTTGACCTGCCCGATATTGAGTCGGAAGAACTGCCTGATGGGTCTGCCGTCATCAACCTAGATGATGGCCCTGAGTTCAATCCAGACTTCTACGACAACCTTGCAGACGTCATCGATGCGGGTGAGTTGTCTGATATCTCGATGCGCTACTTGGATTTGCTCGAGTCGGACAAGGAAGCTCGAAGCCTGCGCGATAAGCAGTACGAAGAGGGCATTCGTCGTACCGGCATGGGCAATGATGCTCCGGGTGGCGCGACTTTCATGGGTGCCAGCAAGGTAGTGCACCCGGCGATGGCTGAGGGCTGCGTTGACTTTGCGGCTCGAGCGATTAAGGAATTGTTTCCACCGGACGGCCCCGTCAAGACAAAGGTCTTGGGCAAGATGACTGACTTGAAGTCAGACACGTCCGAGCGCAAGCGCGATTTCTTGAACTGGCAGATCACTGAGCAGATCGAAGAGTTCCGCGACGAGCAAGAGCAGATGCTGACCCAGTTGCCACTAGGCGGGTCGCAGTATTTCAAGCTGTGGTTCGACGAAGAGAAGAAGCGTCCCGTAGTGGAGTTCTTGCCGATCGACCGGGTGATCTTGCCGTTTGCTGCGACAAACTTCTACACGGCGCAGCGTGCCGCGGAAGTGCATGAGATTACTAGCTACGAGTTTGAGCGTCGGATTCGTTCAGGCATGTACCGCGACATTAGCTATGTCAAAGCCACGATGAGCCTTGAGCAAAACAAGGTAGAGAAGGCGAACAACAAGGTTGAGGGTAAGCAGTACGAGGACAACAAGGACGGCCTGCGCAAGGTTTACCACATCTACACATGGCTCGAGCTTGAAGACGACAAAGAGACCAAAGGCAAGAGCGCACCGTACATCCTGATGATCGATGAGTTAGACCAAGAGGTGGTCGGGCTGTATCGGAACTGGGAAGAGTCGGACGAGACCATGACCAAGCTGGACTGGGTTGTGGAGTTCAAATTTATTCCATGGAGGGGCGCATATGCGATTGGTCTTCCTCACCTTATTGGAGGTCTTAGCGCGGCTCTTACTGGCTCTCTGCGTGCTCTGCTTGACTCTGCCCATATCAATAATGCTGCGACTATGCTCAAGCTCAAAGGAGCAAAGATCAGCGGTCAGAGCCAACAGGTTGATGTCACGCAGATCGTTGAGATTGAGGGCGCTCCGGGGGTAAACGACATCCGTCAGATCGCCATGCCGATGCCGTTCAATCCGCCGTCGGCAGTGCTGATGGAACTGCTGGGTTGGCTGGATAACGCTGCTAAGGGCGTGGTGACTACAAGCGAGGAGAAGATCGCTGACGTGACTTCCAACGCTCCGGTGGGCACAACGCAGGCGTTGATTGAGCAGGGTGCCGCGGTGTTCTCGGCGATTCATGCCCGTCTGCACGATTCGCAGGCGCGTGTGTTGAAGGTGCTATGCCGGCTGAACCGTTGGTACTTCGACGACATGCAAAAGTCGGACGTAATTGCCGACCTCGAGATCAGCCGCGAAGACTTTGCCAAGAACACCGACGTGGTGCCGGTCAGCGATCCGCACATCTTCTCTGAGACGCAGCGCATGGCTCAGATGCAGGCCGTGCTGGCGTTGGCGGACAAGCACCCAGACCAGTTCAACATGAGCGCAGTGCTGGCTCGGGTCTTGAAGCAAATGAAAGTGCCTAACATCAATGAACTGATGAAGGACACCCCGGCACCTGAGCAGCGCACGTCGACGGAAGAAAACGCCGCGATGCTGATTGGTCAGCCTGCCTACGCTTACCTTGTGCAGGATCACATTGCGCACATTCAGGACCACCTGCAGTTTGCGATGAATCCATTCTTTGGCCAGTCGCCATTTGCCGACCCGAACTACCTGAACAACCTGATCGAGCACGTCAAGCAGCACATGATGCTGTGGTATCTGAATCGCTCGAACGGTTATGTGGAGCAGTCGACAGGCAAGCCGGTGGAGAATTACAGCGATCCTCACCTGACCCCGACCATTGACAAGATGTACACGGCGGTGGGTGCGCACGTCATGATGGACACGCAAGATGTGTTTGCGGAGTTCGCTCCGGCGTTCCAAGCCTTGATTCAGATGGCAAATCAGCGCAAGGCACAGACGCCTATGCTGCCGCCTGACGCACAGGTGGTCAAAGAAACCAGCATGGCTGAGACCCAGCGCAAGGCGCAGAAAGATCAGGCTGATGTCCAACTGGCCAAGGAGAAGCTGGCCAAGGATATGCAAGAGCACATCGTTGACAATCAGACGAAGATTGCCATCGAGAACGCAAAGCTGACGCACGAGACGATCCAACAGACGGCTCAGGCAGCAGCCCCAGAAGCTCCCGAAATGGGCGCTCCTGAACCTACGGCAGCAGACAATGCTGCTCCCACACCACCCATAGGAGGAGTCTGAAATGTCGACATCTGACAAGGAACAGATGGGCGAAGATGTCCGTTACCATGCACGCCTAGCGATGGGCGCAAAACTGGACGGCACCTCGCTCAAAGCCAAAGGCCAGTCAACGCCTACCAAAAACACTGGTAAGCCTGCTGGCGGTTTGTCTCACGTCAAGAAGCAGAAATGATTGACCAAGTGATCCATCGGATCAAAGTCCGCCAGTCTGAGTTGCAGGTTTCCCTAGCAGTAGGGATGCCTGTAACTTGGGAGGCATACCAGCGGATGGTTGGTGAGCACCAAGGCATGCAGGCCGTCTTGGACATCATCGACAGCATGCTGGACGAGGAGCGAAATCAAGACTGACTAGCTCATTAATGCGCTGCAAAGCGCGACATATGCGCCTGAGATATGGCGTTAAGGAGAAAGCTGTGAGTGAAGCAAAAAAAATCGTCGCATTTGAAGCCTCAGACGATATCCCTGATCCCCAAGAAATGGTTTGGGCATTCCCAAACGTCAAACCCGGCATGAGACCTTTTGGTGGGCGCGTGATCATTCAGTTACGCCGCATCAAGAAGAAGGCTACGAGTGCTGGAATCATCCTTGTGGAAGAAACCAAAGAGACTGAGAAGTGGCAAAACATGATCGGCAAGGTCGTGGCGCTAGGCCCTTTGGCATTTAAGAACCGAGACACGATGGAGCCATGGGCCGAAGGCACATGGGCTGAGGTCGGTGACTACGTTCGAGTGCCCAAATGGGGTGGCGATCGCTGGGAAATTCGTGTTCCCGGTGATGACGACATTGAAGACCCGGTGCTTTTTATGACCCTGAACGATCACGAACTGATCGCCAAGGTCACAGGCAACCCACTTTCTTTCAAAGCTTACGTTTAAGGGGTAGAAAATGGCTGATCCAAACGAAAAAAACGACGACATCGCCGTGATGGAGGCGCAAGACGGCTCCGCTATGGTCGATTTGCCTGAGAACATGCTGCTGGATGACGTTCAAGAGGGCGATCCCGGTGATGTGCAGGCAAAAAACAGTGGTGGTGGGGCTCAAGATGAAGATTCCGACGACCCAAACGACAACGAAGAGCTTCGACAGGCTAAACGGAACCGTCGCCGGGCTAAAAAAGACCTGATTCGCAAGACAAATCAGGAAAAAGACGCTCGACTCGTGCAACTCCAGCGCGAAAACGAGGAAATGAAGCGTGATATTGCTCAATTGAAGCGCAATACCAAGGCTGAACAGATTACTCGCATTGATAAGAGCATTGAGGACGCTCAAGTCCGGCTTGAGTACGCCAAAATGAAGCTGGCGGAGGCAAGTCAGAACCAAGACGGGCAGACGGTGGTCGAGGCGACCATGCTTTTGCAGAATGTCCAAGAGGAAGTTAAAAATCTCACCCAACTGCGCAATCAGGCAGATCGTGAGTTGAGCCAAAATCGCCAGCAGGAGCCGTCGCAGGAGCAAAATCCACGCGTCGCGAGACTTGCTAGCCAGTGGATGCGTCGTAATTCTTGGTACAACCCGCAGTCAAGTGATCCTGATAGCCGGGTCGCCAAGAAGATGGACGAGTTACTCAGCGCACAGGGTTGGGACCCAGAAGAGGACGACTACTGGGACGAGTTGGATGCCCGTTTGCAAAAAGAACTACCACACCGCTACAATGACTCTAATGACGACGAATCCCGTGGTGTCAGACGACCAAGGAATGTTGTGGGAAGCTCAGGACGAGAAGCATCGGCAGCTTATGGGGGCACTAACCGCTCCCAGTTCATTCTTTCGCCCGATCGGGTGAAGGCAATGAAAGAAGTCGGTGCTTGGGACAATCCAGAGCGCAAAGCACGAATGATCAAACAGTTCATCGCTTACGACCGTGCGAACGGCGTCCGCAACTAATCTAAGGGGAAAACACCATGGAATCACGTCTCAAAAAATCTCTCGGAACCGGTGGTCGCCAAGACCGTACTAACGGGGAAGCAGGCCACATGGCTCCGGAAGAAAAGTTCATTTCTACGCAGGAACGTCGCAGGATGTGGAGCGAGGAATGGACGCAATCAGCATTGCCGAAACTGCCCGACATTGACGGGTGGCATCTTTGCTGGCTTTCAACAACCAACAGCTACGACAGCATCGATAAGCGGATGCGCCTTGGGTACGTTCCCGTGAAAGCGGACGAGTTACCCGGCTATGAAGACTATCGCGTGAAGTCGGGAGAACATGTTGGCTACATCTCTTGTAACGAGATGCTCCTGTTCAAACTTCCCATGGATATTTACCAAGAGGTCATGCTCTATCAGCATCACGAGAAGCCGCGTGAAGAAGCTGAGAAGATTCGTGTCCAAGTGGAAAATCTCCAAGGCCAGCGCGACAGTCATGGCAAATCGTTGTTGCAAGTCGAAGGCGAAGGTATCGGCTCTATTGAATCGCAACCAAACCGAACCCCTGTTTTTGCAGGGTAACTAAGGAGTTAACATGAGTGCAACCTCTGCTCCGTTCGGCCTGCGTCCTGCGTTCCATCCCTCTGGTCTGGACCGCGCACAGGCGCTTGCTGGCGGTATTCCTTCGGGCTACAACACTGACATTTTCAAAGGTCAGCCTGTCCGATATCAAACCACCGCGATTGGCGGTACTCTCGGCACTATTGTCCCAGCAACCACTTCGGGCGCTTGGGTAGGTGCTTTTGCTGGTGTTCAGTTTACTGATACCACTGGCCGTGCACGCGTTTCCAATACTTGGCCTGCCAACACTGCGTACACCGCAGGTTCGTGCGTTGCCTATTTCTACAACGATTCATACATCGTTTATGAAATTCAGGCTGACGGCTCGATGGCTCAAACCACTATTGGTAACGAGTACAACTTCAACAATTTGACCGCCGGCTCGACTGTTACTGGTCTGTCTCAGTGCACACTGAACAGCGCTAGCGCAGTTGGCAGTGGCAACCAAGGTCAAATGCGTGTTGTTGACATTGCTCCTTATCCGGGCAACGACTGGGGCGACGCATTCACTATCGTGCGCGTCGTATGTGCTAACTCGCAATTCTTCGGTGCTAACACCGCGATTGCCTAACTAGCCAAGGAGTAAGACATGGCCGCACCAATGAGAAGTACGGACTTCCGTTCGATCGTTGAACCTATCCTCAACGAATGCTTCGACGGAGTCTATGATCAACGTGCCGACGAATGGAGCCGCGTGTTCCGTGAAGAAGACGGCATTCCTCGTAACTACCATGAAGAGCCGGTCCTATACGGTTTCGGCGCAGCGCCTCAATTGCCTGATGGCACTCCGGTGACCTATCAGCAAGGTGGCGTGCTCTTCCTCAAGCGTTACCTGTACCGGGTATATGGTCTGGCGTTTGCCTTGACCAAAGTGCTGGTGGAAGACGGCGACCACATCCGTATCGGTCAAGTGTATGCACGCCATCTGGCACAGTCTCTGGTTGAAACCAAAGAACTGCTGGCAGCAAACGTGTTGAACACAGCCTTCAACTCCGCCTTCCCGGGTGGTGATGGTGTGTCGCTGATTAGCACGGCTCACCCAATCGTGAACGGTACTTTCAGCAACCAACTGACGACTGCTGCTGTTCTGTCGCAGACTTCTCTGGAACAGATGCTGATCCAGATTCGTCAAGCGGTGGACAACAACGGCAAGAAGATTCGTTTGGTCCCACGTCAACTGATCGTGGCTCCGGGCAACATCTTCCAAGCTGAAGTTCTGCTGAAGTCGGTTCTGCGTACCGGTGGCGCTAACAACGACATCAACCCAATCAAATCGATTGGCTTGCTGGACGAAGGCGCTGCAGTTCTGTCGCGTCTGACTTCGAGCACCGCATGGTGGGTTCAGACCGATGCACCAGAAGGCTTCAAGCTGCTGATGCGTCGTCGTCTGGAGAAGACCATGGAAGGTGACTTCGAAACAGACACAATGCGCTACAAGGCGACCGAGCGTTACGACATCGGCTTTACCGATCCTCGTTGCGCTTTCGGCACTCCCGGCGTGTAAGCAAAAGTTAGAGAGTGGAGTCCGACTCCACTTTCTAACTCAACCTGATCAAACTTTTCAAGAAGGAGATCACAAATGCCTCAGTTTTCAGATGACCTGTTTCTGGGTGCTGCCCAGACATACATGGGCACCAACCCTTATTTCCCGGAGAGCACCGAAGACCCGTCTCCGATGAGTTTGGGCGTTGGCCCCGTTGGCCGTATCTACGTTTGGGATACGGTTCCACTAACCAAGGGTGCAGCTAACATTGCAGCCGCTTCAGCCTATACCGCAGGAATTACATTGACTGCTGGTACTGGAGTTACTTCCGTCGTTCGTCCGGACGGCGTGACTGCTCTGCAACTAGATGTCCCACGCGCAGTTGGCGTGACCATCGGTGCTGGCACGATTACCGATCGCAACGTGACCATTACTGGTTTTGATGTATACGGTCAAAGAATGAGTGAAGTCATTGCGACTGGCACAACTCAATCAACCACTGTCAACGGCAAAAAAGCTTTCTGGCAGGTCACTGCAGCCACCGTATCGGGCGCAGTAGGTGCAACCATTTCGTTGGGCACTGCGGACATCTTTGGATGCCCTGTGCGTTTCAACAACCGCGGCTATTTGGCTCGAGTTGGCTGGGACAACACCTTGGCAGAGAACGCAGCGACTGTGACTGTTGCTGATGCAACGACTGCCACGACCACGACTGGTGATGTACGCGGCACTGTGGTGCCAAGCTCTGCTGCTGATGGCGCAAGACGCCTTGTGGTTGCAGTTCTGCTGACCGCGATCCAAGTTGGCCCCAACGCGACTCGCGCTGGTGCTTTGGGCGTGAATCAGAACCTCGTTTCCTAATAGGAGAACGACATGGGTCAATTTAAACCAATGGTGAAGATGTACACCGATGAGCCGTCAGTTATTCTGAAGCTCAAAAAAGGTGGCAAGGTGAAGTCTAAGGCTGCAGGTCAGTCTGAGGGCTTCAAATCCATGGCAAGCAACACCACAAAGATGTTCGAAGGCGCAGAGGATGGTGTAGCGCCTAAGAAACCATCGATGGCAGCGCGTCGCAAGGCGATGAACCCAAATCTGTATGCGAGTGGCGGCAAGGTCGCTCATAAGCAAATGGGTGGCGGTATGTCGGGCGGTGCTGGTGCTCTTGGCGGTACTACGCCGATGGGTAGTGGCGCTGCTGCTGCTCCAATGGGTGGCGCGATGGGTCCGATGAATCGTGCTGCTTTGGCAGGCATGAATCCAAAAAATCGTGCCGCTCGTGCTGCAATGGTCCGCCGTGCTCTGATGGGCATGAAAAAAGGCGGTTCGACTGCTGCTGAGTGCGCAAGACTCGAGAAAGAGCTTGAGCACCACAAGGCATTGTCGGCGTCTAAAGCGCATGGCAAAGCTTCTGGCGGCAAGATCGACTCTGCTGAGACCAAGACTACCCTCAAGAACAGCGTCAAACAGTATGCCAAGACCAAGATGGACACTGCCCATAAGGACAAGTCCCACGGTCCTACTGGCGAGGTAAAAGAGGGCAAGCCGGGTGGTTACAAGATGGGTGGCTCGATCATGGGCAACGAAGGCCCATTTGAAAACACCAAGATGGTGACTGCTGGTAAAGGCAAAACCGGTGGTACTACAGGCGGCGTCCGCATGGGCAACGCTGGTGGCTACAAAGACGGCGGCAAAGCCATGAAATACGCTTCTGGCGGCGCTATTGACTCAAAGATGACCCGTACCACTGTTAAAGGTGGCGACTGGGAAAATCGCCCTGCAAACACTTCCAAACCCGGCAAGACGAACACCACAACTGGTGAAGTCAAAAAGTCGAATGGCGGTGGTTACAAGATGGGTGGTTCAGCAAAAAAAGCCTACGCTACGGGGGGGCAAGTTGTTGATGATGGTAAGGCAGTAAAAATGCCTCGCCATTTCGTCAGCCGTCCCGTAGCGAACACAACGCAGTCTGGCACCTTCAAGCGTGGTGGCAAGGTCGAAAAGGAGGAGAAGCCCAGTCTTCGCCTCGTTAAGACACACACCGGTCCCCAAGGTCATGTAGCCAAAGTCTACAAGGATCGTGACTACGGTGAGCATCGAGTCAAGTTCTTCAGCCCTGCTGGGCAACACATGAAGAGCGCCGACTATCACACTGACGATGTCAGCGATGCTAATGAAACCGCGATGAGCCAAGTAAACAAGGGGTTCAAACACGGCGGTAAGGCCGGTCACTATGCCGGTGGTGGCAATGTGCCATCGGAAATTGCTGACAAGATGAAGACTGCTGAAAATCAGCGTGCCGCTAAAGACTTTGAGCGCATGGAGCGCGAAGAGAACGAATCAATCCGGAACATCATCCCCAATGCGATGCGTCGTGGTGTGGATGCTGTCAAAGGGTTGTTTAAGTCTTCGTCTCCACCTGAAGGAAGCGTCACCAAGACTGAGAAATCAGTCACGGTATCGCCCGGAAAGCGTCGTGGCGGCTCAATGAAGTGCTGAAATAAGTGGGGGCTTCGGCCCCCGCTTCTAATTTATTTTGGAGAGCCACATGGCCACCGTAATTTCATCTATCACACGCCAAGGCGCATATGAACCGTTCGAGTTGCAAGTCTCTCGCGGTCAAATTCAGGGGCACAGAAACGTCACTGTCTTTGGGTTCAACGGTGATGTTGACCAAACTCAGGTCTCGGTTTGGCCTCTAGCTAGTTTAATTACTTTCCCTGCGGCAGCTTTGCAGATGAAGGTCAGTTCGACGAGTGCGAACGATACGTCAGCAGGCACAGGAGCCCGCACCGTCGTTGTGCAGGGTCTTGATGCTAATTACAACGAAGTCACAGAGACTGTAACCTTGACTGGCCAGACGGCGGTCACGATGACTGCATCACTTCTTCGTGTGAATTATGCTTATGTATTAACGGCAGGTTCTGGAAACAGTGCCGCTGGTGACATTTACATCGGTACAGGTACTGTGACTGCTGGCGTTCCTGCGACCGTGTACGACATAATCAAGGTTGATTACAACAACACGACCACAGGCAGCTACACCATCCCAGCAGGATATACGGGGTATGTGTCTCAGGGTCTGTTTTCGGCTGGTCAGCCTAGTGGGTCAACTCAAGTCCAAGGTCGTTTGCTGACTCGCGGTACGAACAACATTCGCATGACTGCAGCGCTCACCACGATCAACAACGGTGTTGCAAACTATGTGTTCGAGTACCCTCTGGCAGTTCCAGAGAAGACCACGATTGAGGCGACTGCGATTGCTAGTGCAAACAACAACGCGGTTTCGTCCATGTTCATCATTCTTTTGGTGAAAGAGGGGCCGTAATGCCACTGACCAAGTCCAAATCTGATAAGGCCTTTAAGAGCAACATCAAGGCTGAAATCGCTGCTGGCAAGCCTCAAAAGCAAGCCGTGGCGATCGCCTACGATGTGCAGCGTCGCGCTAAGAAGGCTGATGGTGGGGGCTTGTACGCCAACATTCACGCAAAGCGCCAGCGAATTGCTGAGGGTAGCGGTGAGAAGATGCGCAAACCCGGCGCTCCCGGCGCACCGACCGCAATGGCTTTTAAACAGTCTGCAAAGACTGCTAAGAAGGCGAACGGTGGTGATGTCAGCTTGGCCGTTGGACGGGGCGAGAAGATGCCTGTCGAGCGTGGCGCTGGTTTAACTGCCAAGGGACGAGAGAAATACAACCGCGAGACTGGGTCAAACTTAAAAGCTCCGCAGCCACAAGGCGGTGCACGTCGTAATTCATTCTGCGCAAGGATGGGTCCAGTTGCAGAGAAGAGTGAAAAAGGAAGTCGAGCCCGCGCATCAATGAAGCGTTGGAACTGCCCCGGATGGTAAGGTGAAAACATGGCATACAGCGGAACCGTAGGGCAGACAGTTGTTTCTGTTCAAAACTTTATCGATCAAGGCGCTCGGATGTCAGGCAAGCTGGCCGAGGAGTTGACTGTCGAGCAGGTTCAGGCAGCCAAGCAGGCGCTGTTTTTCACCCTGAGTAACCTAATCAACCAAGGCATCAATTACTGGTGCGTGTCAAAGAAGGTTTACGGGTTAAAGGCTGACCAATATGAATATTTGTTGCCTATTGGCGGTAATGATGTGCTCAACGCGCTTTACCGTACACTCAACCGACCTACTGGCACCTATTCCGCATCGTCAGGAAACGCTGCAAACGCATTTGATAGCAACATCGATACCGTTTGTGTGCAATCGGCTCCCAACGGCAACATCTCGGTGAACTATGGCACTGATAACCCAATTTACGCTGGCTCTATTGGTATTCTCCCGGGCGTGTCAGGAAGCTTTCACATCCTTCTGGAGGTTTCCACAGACGGTGCAACATGGACGCTCCTCGAGGACACCGGAGTAACGACTTGGGTCAATAACGAGTGGCTTTGGTATGACATCGATCCCGGCGCGACGATCCAGTACTATCGGATGCGCGAGACGGGCGGCAATACCTTGCAGGTGCGCGAGTTCTACGTTGGCAATAACTCCACCGAAGTCACGATGGCTCGGTTGAACCGCGACGATTACACAAACCTGCCAAACAAGAATTTCACGGCAAACCAGCCGTATCAGTACTGGTTGAACCGCACGATTCCGCAGGCGAAGATCACCCTGTGGCCAGCACCTAGTGACCCATTTGTCCAGATGACGATCTGGTATTCACGCCAGATTATGGATGTGGGCGACCTGTACGATGAACTCGAAATTCCTCAGTATTTCTATCAGGCTATCCAGTTCATGTTGGCGCACCAGATGAGCATGATTTTGCCGGGTGTTGATATACCTCGGATGCAGTATTTAGAGATACAGGCAGAGAAGTATTTCCAGATGGCGGAGGCAGAAAACCGGGACAAGTCTCCGATTTACTACGCCCCGAATATTTCGGTTTACACAAGGTAGTCATGCCTCGTTTTTTAAACACCGAAGGCAATGCATTAATTGCAATCTTTATCTGCGATCGGTGCAGAATGAAGAGACCAATCATTGAAGCGATGCCTGACCCGAACTTTCCGGGTTTAAAGGTGTGCCAGCAGGGCTGTGCGGACGAGAAGGACCCCTATAGACTGCCGGCCCGTAAAACTGAGAGAATCACTTTGCAGTATCCGCGTCCTGACGTGAGTGTTGCAGCATCTGACGATGGATTGGTATTGACCCCGACCGGCACGAATATCCCGGGCGGCAATCCAAGCGAGATTTACATTAGCACTGAGCAAAACACTCAGATACCAGAACAGAACGGCAACAACGACATCATTACTCCGAGTTCTTAATATGGCACAAGTCACGATAACCCAGCTTCCAAACGCTGCTGCCCTCACTGGTTCGGAGTCTGTGCCTATTGTCCAGAACGGACAGACGGTACAAACAACCACTGGAGCGATTGCAGCGCAGCCGTCGCAGCAACAAACTTTTGTCACTGTTAATCAAGAGCCATCGCTGCCGAATTCGCGTTACTTGGCGGTTGACCCCGGGCTTAGTCTGACGGATGGCGGCTCTGCGTCGTTCTTGAAGATGGGCATGACCGGCCCTGCTAACAGTCTGAACAACGCCTCGACTGGCATTATCGTTAAAGACACGTCTAGCACTGTCGCATCAAGATCGATTGCAGTAGGCGGAAGCGGTCTTTCTGTTACGAATGCTAATGGCGTTGCGGGCAATCCAACACTGGCTTTGGCTGGGATCGTTCAATCGATTGAGAACATCGGCAACGGCAACGGGCTGTTGGTGCTAAATGGCACCACAGCGGCTTTGCGTGAAATTTTTGGTACAGCAGGCCAGATTGATGTTGCAAATGGAAATGGAAATACTAACCCTGTTATTTCCTTAGCCAACACGACTGTGTCTGCTGGTACTTACGGGACAGGTAGCCAAGTTCCGCAGTTTACGGTTGATAGCAAGGGCCGGATTACCTCTGCGACTAACGTCACGATTACAGCATCTACCAATATTTCTGGCGGCGCTGCGAACCAAATTTTGTATCAAACGGGTGCGAATACGACTGGTTTTGCGGTTGCCCCGACTTCTGCTGATACGTTCCTAAAATGGGATGGTTCGGCATTCGTATGGGGTGCTGTCGCCGGCGCCGGCACGGTTACTTCGGTTAATGGATCGGGCGGTACGACTGGCCTGACGCTAACTGGTGGCCCGATTACATCTTCGGGAACTCTGACGCTAGGCGGCACCTTAATAGTTGCCAACGGCGGTACAGGCGCAACTTCTTTAACTGGTTACGTAAAAGGTAACGGATCGAGTGCATTTACGGCTGCGGCGACTATCCCAAACACCGATATTACCGGTTTGGGGACGATGTCTACGCAGAGTGCGTCTTCGGTTGCGATTACTGGCGGCAACATCAATGGCACGACCATAGGCGGTACGACACCGGCTGCGGGCACGTTTACTTCGGTTGCGATGACAACGGGGACGATTACCACGGCTCCGGTCAGCGGTAACGACATCGTCAACAAGACCTACGCTGACTCGATTGCAGCGGGTATCAACTTCCATCAGTCCTGTAAGTACGCGACAACTGCGGCTCTAGCTGCGAACACTTACAACAACGGCACGGGCGGTGTTGGGGCGACCTTGACGGGTAATGTTAACGGAGCGCTAACGGTTGACGGGTATACATTTACCTCGCCTGCGGACAACGGCACCCGGATTCTAGTTAAGAATGAGTCGAATTCGGCTCACAACGGCGTCTATACGCTGTCTGCAGCGGGAAGTGCTGGTAGCCCCTACGTCCTCATCCGCGCAACCGACTTTGACACAGCAGGTACGGGCGTTGATCAGATCGATCAGGGCGATTTCTTTCTGATTACCTCGGGTACTGCGAACGCTAATACCTCGTGGGTACAACAGACACCTCTGCCCATTACGGTTGGCACGACAGGCATTACTTTTACGCAATTTGGTGCCCCGATTACCTATACGGCAGGCACGGGTCTTAACCAATCGCCAACATACACGTTCAACATTGCCAATACGGGTGTTTCCGCTGGTAGCTATGGCGGCGCAGCTACCGCGATGACCTTGTCGATCAACGCACAGGGTCAGATTACCAGCGCAACGGACGTATCGATTGCGATTGCGGCTAGTCAGATTACCTCTGGCACGGTTGATTCGGCGCGTATCAGCGGTTCATACACCGGGATTACCGGCGTTGGGACACTAACGGCAGGCACTTGGAACGCCACAACGATTGGTGTTGCGTATGGCGGCACAGGGCTGACGACTTACACCGCGGGTGATCTGATCTTTGCCAGCGGCTCTACGACGCTCTCAAAACTAGCGTTGGGCACGAATACCTTTGTGTTGGTTGCGGGTGCCTCAGCGCCTGAATATGTGGCTCAGAGCACCCTGTCTGTGGGTTCGGCAACAACGGCGACGAACGCCACGAATGTAGCGACAACGGCAACTAGCACAAATGCTGACTTTTTCATCCCGTTTGTTGCTGCCTCCACGACTGGCAATCAGGCACTTGGAGTAGACGCTGGTATTACCTACAATCCATCAACTAATGCGATTACTGCCGGAATATCCGGTGGGACGTTCTAAGGAGTAAGAAATGGCACAAGCCGGATATACGCCGATCCAGCTCTACTACAGCACTACGGGGGCTGCTGCGCCGTCTGCTGGTAATTTGGTCGCGGGTGAGTTGGCTATCAACACGAACGATGGCAAGCTGTTCTACAAAGACAGCTCGAACGCTGTCCAAGTAATCGGCTGGAAGACAGTGCCTGCGAGTGCTGGCGGTACAGGTCAGACTAGCTTGACTCTGAATAACGTCATCCTTGGTAACGGAACCAGCGCTGTTCAGTTTGTAGCTCCCGGCACGAACGGGAACGTCCTTACATCAAACGGCACAACGTGGACATCGGCTGCTGTACCGGCGGGCGGTTTGACGTATATCGTCAAGACTGCAAATTACACGGCGCAAGATAAAGAGGGTGTTCTTGCCAACACGACTGGCGGGGCGTTTACTGTTACTTTGCCTGCAACCCCTGCTACTGGAGCGCAAGTTGTCGTGGCAGATGCTGGTGGTGTTTGGGGAACGAACAATCTGACCGTTGGTCGTAATGGATCAACGATTTCTAACGTCGCTCAAGACTTAGTTTGCGATATTTCAGGCGTTAGCGTTCAGCTAGTCTACGACGGCACGACTTGGGAAGTTTATGCTCAGATAGGCGGTAACGGTGGCACTGCTGCGGTAACCAACGCCTC